TGCAGCTGTAGATATAATAATTTCAATATTAAAATTAGCAAAAACAAAAACAAAGGAAGAAGATGTACAACGTAATACTATGGAAAGATAATGGTGATGAAGACTTTCACGTTTTTAAACACAAACCTACATTTGATGATTTATATAAATTAATTGGATGTAGTTTAATACAAATAGTTAAAGGATATAATCCAGAAATATCTAATAGATCATTTGATATGCATATAGATGAAGAAGGTTCATATAAAACTAGAGGTGATCCTATGACTTTAACTTATCCAAACAAAAGAGCTACAATAGCTTGGTATGAATGGCAAAAAAGAACTAATAGACAGTCATTGCCAGGCGATAAAATTGTAGGTCATGCAGCTATAGTAAGAAAGGTAAAAGATGAACATAAAGACTCTATTAAAGATCTGTAAAGCAACAGGTAGAACTATACCTTGTGATATGCAAGATCAGATTAACGAAACATATTATTCGGAATCTAAAGCTGAACACGTTCCTATAGCAGATATGGATATTGTTCATTTAATAAGAGCATTTAACAAAATGAAAAATGATAAAGAAATTGTCAAAGCATTTGATGATTTAATAAAACGAAAGGTAAACTAATGTCTAACTGTTATTATCATTCGTTATCATCAGTTAAAAAATGGGGTGGTAAACCAGAAGATTACCAAGCCATACATAACTGGTTTGACGAATCAAAAAAGATTGTAGCACATTTTACTCATAGAGCATTACGACATCACGCTGAAGGTTGTTTTGCTGCCGAAAAAGAGTTTGGTGTAACAATAACAAATTCTGATGGTAAAAAAGTTCCTGTCAGATTAATTGCCGAAAGACATATCAAAGAAGATCTAGGATGGATTCCTAGTTTTCAAGATTGGGCAATTCAAATCAAAGCAACTAAATGGATGATGAAAGGACAACATAAACTATGAGTGAAGAACGAAAAATAACAGATGTAATTAAAGCTTTAAATAAAGCTGGTATTACAAAACTAGAAATTACATATTCTGGTGGTGGTGATGATGGAACATTTGAAGAAGTTAATTTCTTTAAACAAGAAACAGAAGGCACTGTAGCTAAAATAACAAAAACAGTTCCTTGTACTGTAGATTGGACTAAAGTTTTAAATCTATCAGATGACGAAGACTATGGTGACGAAGACTTCTTAGGATCTGTTTATGGAGATCAAGGAAGACTTAATCAATGGTACAGTTTTGCAGGAGAGTATACTTGCAGTGGTACTATTACTGTAAATACAGAAACTGGTGAATATGATGATGATGGTTATCATACAACAGAAGAACCAAACAATAATTCTGGAAATATATACAAGGATCCTTGTAGAGATATATTCGGAAAAGACGTAGCATAACAATAACAAAGGAAAAATATGAAACCAATAAGAAGTAATGAACTACTTCATCTTGATACACTTATAAAAAGTAAGTTTAGAGATAGAAGACAAACTATTGAGTCAGATATAGAATCTACTACTCAAAAACAAACTGATAAAAATTATAAAAAGTTTGTTGAGAGATTAGGTATTAAAGCTCAAATAAAAGCGTTCAAAGAAGCTGATCAAAAACTTGTAAAGTTTCAAGAACAAAAAGAATCTTATGAGTCTAAATTAGCTGGAATTAGACAAGCTAAGAAAAGAGAGTTAGTAGATAAAATACAATCTTGGTCATCTATTAGAGGATGGAAAGATAGTTATAAAGAAACAATGCATATAGACATAAAAGATTTTGATGATGTTGAAGGTGTATTATCTGCAGCTTGTAAACAAGAAACAAAGAAAGCAGTAGAAAAACTACCAAAGTTTAAAGTAAAACACGATTTAGATTTGCTTGAAGAACAAGCTCAAAATGTGTTATATTCTGGTAGCAATATAAAAGAAACTTGGAATTATTTAGGTCAAGTATTTCAATCTTCTGGTATACCAGTAGCAGCACCTAAAGGATTTCTACAAATAGAAAGTAAATAATGAAGATAGACGAGTACTTACAGTATCTCGCTTCAACAGATGAAGCCTTTGCTAAAACACAAGCAGAGGTTTCGTATGGTGACGATATGTTAAAGCATATTAAAGGTGCTTATGTTTCAGCTACCGAAGAATCAGTAGCTAAAGCTACCGAAAGATTTTATGCGTCTGCAGTTTATAAAAACCATATAAACAAGATTCATAATTTAAATGTACAATTGTTAAATCTTAGAAATAAACGAAGAACTGCTGAAATGAACATAGAAGTATGGAGATCATTAGAAGCAAGTAGAAGGAAAGGAAATATATAATGGAAAACATTTATCAACATATTGGTAAACAAATAAAAAGAAGACGTATAGCTGGTCAATTAGGTAGATCTTATAGATTAGTTACACAATCAGAACTTGCTAGAGTTTGTTCTGTTTCATTCCAACAAATTCAAAAGTATGAAAAAGCTACAAATGCTGTACCAATTCATAATTTAATAAAGATTGCAAATTACTTTGATACTTCAATCTTAGAGTTTTTACCTGCTGCCGAACTTAATCAAGCAGTAGCGAAAGAAGAATCACATAGCATATAACCTCTGTGGTTGGTGGGTTGGATTTCCCCCTTCCCACCATATATAGTTGACAGCTACCGAAATATTTATATATCTAGTAAGTATGTCAAATAAAGCATTAGGTTTACAGTTTCACAATCAAGTAATCCCTCAATTTGTAAAATTGCGTAAAGAAAAATCTATTTCTCAATTAGAAATGGATGAAATTTTAGGAGTAGCTAAGGGTCTTGTTTCAAAGTGGGAGTGTGGTATAAGAAAACCTAGTGGTTGGTTGTTCTGTTGTTGGGCAGAAGCACTAAACGCAGAGATAATAATTAAAAAAAAGGACAAATAATATGGCAGTAAATCCAGATATAGATCCAAGTAGTATAACAAATGATCCTATTGTAAATAATGTTGTTGAACTAATAGTTAAACGACACGTACAAGGTATGGAGAAGTTTGGTAAAACTATGGCAGATAATAAAAGACCAATGGGTGAATGGGTAGATGAAACGATTGAAGAACTTTTAGATGCAATACATTATTTAACTAAAATGAAATCTATGTTTACGAAGTTTGATGTAGATAGAGCTAAAGTTAAAGGAGCATTACAAAGTTTAGAGAAAGAATCAACTCATGAAAATAAAGAAGCCTCTTGATGTAACACCATATCACGTTAGACAACAANTGTGGTATATGTCGTTATTAAAGTTTTACAAAAATATAGAATTTAATGANAATATTTATAATGAATTTGCTACTAAATTATTAGCAGGTAANTTAGATCAAGTTACATTAAAGCAATTAGATAAATTAAGAAGACAACATAATGAAAAGAAGAAAAAACAATACGAAGAAATNCGAAAGAAAAAAGCCACTCGTTTGGGACTCAACTTTAGAAATATATTTAGACAAGTCAAAAAAGGTTAGTGGCTATTACATAAACAATGGAAGGATAGAAGTATTATATGAAGACAAAAGCAATGTGTTTAATGGATGAGAGAAAAGAGTTTGCTATTAAAAACTTAACTAATAAATTAATTACTAAAGTAACTTTTAAACCTCAAACATATTATTGGAATAAAAAAGAATACCCAGATGTATTAGCATTACATTTACATGATGGACAGGTATTAATACCTTCTATTGATGAAGAAGGTAATGCACCTGGAGTATTATTTACTAACATAAAATGGGGAATGTATATATGAAAAAAGACTTCGATCGTAAACAAGGCATTGGTGGTAGTGATGCTACCAGATTATATCATGGTGACTGGCATGATTTATATTTAGAAAAAATTGGTGATGTAGAAGGACCAGATTTATCTAGAGTATTACCAGTACAGATGGGAATACATACAGAAGATCTAAACATAAAATGGTTTCAACAAGAAACTGGTATTAAAGTTGTAGGTGAACAAGTGTTTATTACATCTAAAGTATATCCATTTATGTATTGTAATATAGATGGAGTCTGTTCAGAACCACATACTTTATTAGAATGCAAACATACAAATGCATTTAGTAATGAAGTAAAAACAGCAGACAAATATAAAGCACAGATCCAACATTACATGATGGTATATGGTGCTAAGAAAATGTATCTATCAATGTTTTTTGGTAATCTAAAATGGGGACTTGTTGAAGTACTTCCAGATAAAGAGTTTCAAGAAAAGCTTACAGCTGCTGAAGTTCTATTCTGGCATATGGTACAAAACAAAATAGCTCCACCAGATTTTGTAGATTTTAATAACTTTGATGCACAAATAAAGGAACATAATAATGGTAGACAAATCATACCCTTACTCTCCAGGCAGTCGTAATGTTGACACTTCAATAGAAGCTGCTGAATTAATTAAGGAAGGTGCAGATACTATTAGAAGAAAAGTATTTGATGTAATTATTAATAAAGGATCTATAGGAGCTACAGCTGATGAAGTTGCTGAGTTGCTATCTCTTAGTTCCTTTACAATAAGACCTAGAGTAACTGAGCTTTTTAAGCAAGGTAAAATAGAAAGAACAGATAAGCGTAAAAACAATAGTGGTAGAAAAGCTTATGTGTACATAGTAAGTAAGAACCACATTAACAATCAATATAGTGAGAAAGGTATATAATGAGAACAGGTGATGAAAAAAACTTTTTTATATGGGATCAAGTAAAGAATACTAATCCTAAATATACAAAAGCTTTTACGAAGTTTGGTGGCAAGGAACTAACAACAATAGATCCTATGTATCAAATACAAGTAATGACTGGTATGTTTGGACCAGTAGGTAAAGGATGGTCGTATGAAGTATCGTATCATTACACAGACAAAAATGTTTTTGCAGAAGTTAAAGTAAAATACTTATATGAAAAATATTGGAATGAGTTTGGTCCAGTATCTTCAGTACAAGCATTGTATAAAAAGAATGGTGGACTAGATGACGAAGCACCGAAGAAAGCTATGACTGATGCATTAACAAAAGCATTTAGTCATCTTGGTGTAAGTGCTGATGTGTTTCTTGGTTTATTTGATAACAACAAATATGTTCAAGAAATGAAAGCTAAGTTCGCAGCACCAAGTAATATCAAAGTCATAAACACAAAGGAGTTAAATGATAAACAAAGTAATGTTGATAGGAAGACTGGGAGCAGACCCAGAAATTAAACAAACAAAGAAAGGCGAATCTTTTGCCAATCTATCTTTGGCTACTAATAAAAAGTACAAAGATAAATCTGGTGAATGGGTAGAAAAAACTACCTGGCACAAAGTAGTTGTGTGGGATCCAAGACTTTCTGAAACTATGGAAAAGTATGCCAAGACTGGTACACAATTATACGTAGAAGGTGAATTAGAAACTAGACAATATAAAGATTCTAATGATCAAAACAGAATTGTAACAGAGGTAGTAGTACCTCGATTTACAGGTAGTATTAGAATGGTTGGTGATAAATCTAAATCTGCAGCTGGGGATAGACCTAAGCAAGATTCAGATTTTGATAGCCAGTTTTAATAGGTTAAGCAACTCACCTACTCCAATTCGTTGGTATAAACAGTTGTATTATTAACAAAGTTGTTTGACTTTGTTGGTTTATAAACATCTAGTGTTGTATAACTAGGGGCGAGAAATCGCCCTTAGTTTTTTATAGAATTTGTTCTAGACAAATAGGTAAGCTAGTAACCTGTATTTAAATTGATAATTTCAGTCTTAGACTTAACAATTTAAAGCTAAAGTCCTGCTGCTGATTAAGATCATGTGAGTAAGCATCAAGTAGTCCAGTAAGGTTTAATAGTATTATATACCTGTCATGGTTTACTCTACTTGGTGCTTACTTTTTTTTATGTGAGGTGTTCGCTGCCGAAATACTATATAGGTTTATATTATGAAATCTTATTTAGAACTAAAATCTGTTTTTAAAGATCGTAAAATTGTAGAAAAAAATGTCATAGATGTATATGATGACATTGCAGATCAACTCACAATTAAATTATTAAAAGGATTAAATGTAGATGAAGCTCAAGTAGCTTTAGTATCTAACATTATGAGTATGGCATCATCCTTTAATAATAGAAAATTTGTTATAGATTTACTTCAAGGAGCTTTAGCTGAAGTAGAATCAGAGCATTTTGTAGAAACAGGCAATAGACTGTCATAGAGCTACGTACATAAGCTTTATAGCTTATAGGCAGGGTGAGTCGCATTACACCTACAATCTTAATTGTAGAGCTTCTCAGAGCTTTCTAAGTCGTCTTTTTTCATGCATTGATAATGAGCTGTGCTTTTATCTGCAAAACAGACAAAGCTCTCTTGATTGTTAACAGTTTCTCCACAATATCTACAGATACCCACATCTATAGAAACTACTTTAGAACGATTCCAAGTTTTCTTTTTCACTATTCAAGGATAAGTGATTTAATAGATTTAGATCCATCAATATTAATTTCAAGCTCTGCTTTAGATTTAATACATTTATAATCTATGTTAGCTTTTATCTGTCTAGTAGCTTCACGTTTATGTTTAAGACATACAGACATAGACTCTTGTATTCTATGCTCTTTAATGTCTGGTCCTATAAACATAAGTAATGCTATAATTTCTGTAACCATTAATGTCCGTTCCCATTCTTTCTAACTTTATCTTTTAAATCTTCAACATCAGCTAATGCTTTTTCTAATTGTTGTTTTAAAAATTCTATATTAACTTTGTTAGTCATATTCATTTCTTGAGTAGATTGTAATTTTTCTACAGTCTTATAAAGATCTTCTAATAAAAAATGTTGTTCTTGATCAGTCGGGACTTGCTCAGATTTTTTAAGCAAATCATTTTCAAATAATTCTCTTGATGTTTCAAGTGATGTAAGTCTAGCAGTAACTTCTGTATATGCAAAGACACCCATAGCAACTGCTGCTATTATACCTAACATATTTTTAACTGGCATTGATACCGAAGTATTATCAGAGATCTTCATTTTTTTTTAAAAGTAGAAACGCCTTTAATACCAAGTATTGTACTGAAAGCTCCAACTACAAGAGCTTGGTAGAACATTGGTAAATTAGAAAACTTGTTGAAGAAAATATCTATTTTGGCTTGTATATTAGGATCATCACTAAATACAGACCAAGCTAATAAAAGTAAAGGTATTGAAATTAATATTAAACAAAATTCATCTTTCCAATCATTCCTGTGAGAATCAATTACTGCTTTTTTAAATTCTACTTCTCCATTAGCCATCTTTTCAGCTAACTTAAGTTCAGCAACAGATTCTAGTTCTTTTGTTTTTCTTCTGTTAGCTGCAATAGACATCCCTGTCTTAATCATTCCTGGCACTAATTTAGCTGCAATATTTAACCACATATTAATACTTCCATACGTTAGGTCTAACTACATATTTTTGATCAACGTCTTGTGTTAACCAATCAAGATGAGTAAAACTTTTAGCTATACCAATACCTGTAGGTTTTGGTTCGTAATGTAATGCAAAGTCTATAAGCTTATATTGAAGCTGTGTATTAGTTCCTATGTCAACTGCCATACCTGTTGTATGTGGTCCATTAGAACCAGTTGAAGATACCGAATTATTATGTTCGCTGCATCTATAACCAGAGTTAATACTTACACCTTGATCTATATGCTCTCTCCAATCTTGACAAAATTTTACTGCAACTTCTTGCATTTCATTTTTGCCACAATGTGAACACTTAAATTCTTCTTCAGAAAAATTTGGGTACTGACTATAATCCATATTGTTGTTCCAATCTATCCATTGAAATAAACTGACTCTCTTGTATATGATTATCCCAGATACCGAGTTCAACCATACCCCAAGACCAACCAGTTAAATTTAATTTAGCATACTCCTCTACATGATTAAAAGGCAACGCACAACCTACGTTAACTATTCTTACATAATTTTTATCACCTATCTTTGGAGCTTTCCAATCTCTATATTTATGAGTGTGTCCAAATACAATATCGTTAGTTGCATCATTAGCTATTTGTATCTCACAGTTTTTACCACCATATTCTTTGCCCATAATATTTAATGGACAATGTGTAAATGATACCCCTGCAATATTTTTAAATTCTCCGTACTGAGAAAATTTCCAATTACGACTAGAAAAAGAATCGTGAAGCTCCTTTTTCATCATCCCCTGGATCTCTGGAATATTTTCTTCAAATCTATAAACACGTTGTTCGTGATTACCAAAAGTACAGTGTCTAGGTATTCTATCATTGTCTATATATTTATCTAACAAATCTATAGATCTACGCATAGATTCTATATCTTGCATGTAAGCATCTTTAAGTTTACCTGCTTGTGTAGAATTTTTTTGAAAAAAACTTAAGCTATCAAAAGAAGCCCAGTCACCTATTTGAATTATATAATCTGGTTTAATAGATTTAATATATTGACCCATCCATTTAAAACGATCTTGTTTTATATGTGGACTGTCGTGTGCATCTCCAACAACTATTATCCTATGCCCCTTCAACATAAATTTCCTTACAACTAAATTTTGTTGCTAACTTATATTGGTTTATGTCATCTACTGTGTGTGGTAAAATTATGCTTAATCTATGAGCTTCTACAACGCACTCATTCCATGTATTAAATAATTCTGGTATATTTACTTTAGGAGAACATTCTCCATTAGTAAAAGAACAAATCCAAATTGCTAATGCAAATTTCATCTAATGTTAAAATAACCTAAAATTCCTACTGCTAAACTACCAAGTATAACAAGAACTTTAACTATTCCTTTTCCAGTAGAAACATGATCACTTAATACTTCTACTTTTTTTTCAAGTCTTTCAATAGATTTTAAAATGTTATTCATTCTTTCAGCACAAATTTTTTCATGAGCTGAAAGTCTTACACCTGATGCTAATTCATTAAATTGTTTAGGTGTAAGTTTTTTTTTAACCATTATCTTGCCGTTGCTGGTACATTGTTACTTCCTACTAGAGTTTGACCAAATGCCATATAAAGATATGGGTCTTGGTTTCCATTTAAGTCATGGTTTCCACCTGAACTTCTTATTTTAAAACCATTAGATAAAATATCTAAACCACCATCACTTGTTGTTGCTTCGGCAGAACTTACCTCAGAAGCTAAATATTTTAATAAATCTCCTTGACCATAACTTTCTCTTAATGTGTCGTACATTCTCCATTGTCCAGTATCATTAGTTTGTCGTATTAAAATAAATTTTGGTTTAAATCCTGTATAAATAAATGGACCATCATTATTATTGTTTCCTTTGTATTGACCCATTTTACTGTACCCCTCCACACTATGAAAACAATATGCAACTAAAGTATTTCCACTTCCATTAACTCCAGCATTACCTTCTATTGTAACTAAAGAATTAGTTGGTGCAGTATCTGCAAAATAAGCACCACTTTCAGCTCTAGCAGCATTATTATCTAATGTTAATTTATATTTCCAAGGTAAAGAAGGGTTAGTATAATCACTACCTATTACCCAATTTTCATTAGCACTCAAATTTTTAATCATTACTATTTCAGGAGCTTTAGTTAATCCATGTCCAAAAGTTCTTGAACCAACATCACCAACACCTGTATATGTAGATATAGAAAATCCTGATACTGTATTTGCAGAAGTATATAAAGTATTGATAGTTCCATCTGTATTTGAAGAACCTTGACTACCCCCAGCTTTCCAATTCCAGGAAGCCATACTTCCCCCATTAACATTTGTAGTACCAGCACTTCCTAAAGTATAACCATCAGTATTAAAAGCAGTTAACCCAGTTGCAGCTGTACCTTGTGAATCAGAACTTTCAGCTCTTAAATATTTTGTTACTCCTCTTACTATATCATAAAGTTGGTGATCATTAGCACCACTTCTACTTTTCAACCAAGTAAGATCAGGTTTATGACCTATACCTGTAATAGCATTTGTTGAACCATTACCTGTAAAAAGTTTAGCATTAAAATGATCTGTAGATTTATTAATTGTGCTGTATGGCATTATAAGTTTAATCCTTTCGTTGATAGAGCAGTATAACCTGCAGGTACATTTAGTTCGAAGACTCCGTTTCCTGAGGCATTAGTTCCAGCAGATGAAATTGCAGTAGATTGAAAATGTCCATTTCCAAAATTACAAGCAGTATCTGCATTAGAATTTGTGCAACCAAATGTATAAGTTAATCCTGATTGAATAGAGTAACCACCAGTATTATTTTCAGGATTAGATGAATTTGCCCAAACATTATTTTTACCGATAAAAACTTTACTATTATCTAAATCTAAAGCTATTTGTATTATTTCAGTACCTGACCAAGTATATCCACTTGCTGTTAGTGAACCACCATTATAAGTAACAGCACCATTTTGACCAGTACCCAAACTATAACCACCACTATGCTGACCTAAATGGTTATTAGTTCCTATTTGAGTTTTTTCTACATCTGAACCATTAATAGGTAAAACTCCAGCATACATTAATGCTCCTACTTTAAATTCAGCATAATATTTTCCACTAGATGCACCTATAGTTCCAGGTATAGTTCTGTTATTTCCACCTGATGATCTATAAAAATAAGTATTACCTTGAAAAAAAACAGCACCAGTTAAACCAAGTAAAGGATTAAAAGTACAAAAAACATTACTAGGACAATCTTCAGTTTTAGTTAGTGTACCATTAGCTAATGAAAAGTCGTTAGAGTTAGACGATTGGTCTGTAATTGTGTTTCCGTCTTTTAAAATTGTAAAACCATTATTTCCAAGTGTAAAACTAGGAGAGGTATTTATTTTCCATTCCCCAGTTGTACTATCTGTAGAACCAAATACTGTTGGAGCTAATTGTTGTCCATCACAAAAATGAACATGAGATAATAAACCATCAAAACCATAAGTATTATTATAATAAGCACCTACACTTATTCCTGCTCCACTTTCATTAAAAACATTATTAGCTTCATTTATTGATGGAGAGTTGTTAGTAGCTAAACTAGTTTCTTGAACTCCATTAACATATAATTTTACTCTGTTAGTGTCTGTTCCTTGAGTTGTATCTACTGCTAAAACAAAATGATACCAAGAATTAACATCTTTAAATGTTCTATTAGTTAATATCTGAAAAGTATTAGAACCACCATGAGAGTTCCAACATTCTATTCTATCTGTAGCTTGAAATGCAAATTTAAATCTATTACTAGCATCAGCTCTACCATCAAATACAAATGGTTCTGAATATGATAATTTACTTCTTTTAAGCCAAAACGATAATGTATATTTGGTATTTAAAGTTGGTGTTCCTACTGTTCTTGATAATCTTGTATTAGCCATTAGTTAAATTGTCCTCCACCTGTTGCTCCAAAACTAGAAGTCATACTAAACTCTCTTGTTATAGTTTGACCTTCTACATCAGTAATTCTTAATGTAAACGTATATGTAGTTGGTGTAGTTGAACTAGCACCAAAATCTGAAGTCGTCAACGCACCTGTAGAAGTATTTAATGTTA